TCAATGTCATCAAGAATCATCAGGTCAGCACGACTACCAGTAAGTTGACCTGTGATGCCTACACTCTTTACGGATGGTGCTTGGTGAGGACTACAGTTTACATCAAAGCTAATACGACTCCACCGAGAATCATCACTCTTTGGTCTCAAATGTGATAGCCACGGTGTTTCAATGATTAGCTTCTGTAAGAAGATAGACATGTTATCTGCTCGCTCCTTAGAAGCTGAGATAATCATGATCTTTTTTTCGGGGTCGTTAAAAAGTGTCCACAACACAAACGCACCAGTAATCCACGACTTACCTACACCACGAAATGCTTGGATCTGTAGTCGCTTTGGACCGTTCTGTAGATAGTCAGCAATAGCGTATTGTGCTCGTGTTGGTGATGGTAGATCTAGTTGTTGCCATAGTGCCTGTAGAAAGATCTTAAAGTCTTCCCTCATCAAATCCAAAGCAGTCCTTTCAGGATCGCCTTGAACACGTCTCTTTGTTGTCATATGGTAGAATGTACCTAAGTGGTGAAAGAGAGGCCTTCCTGGGGCTTATAGAGGCCTCTCACGGTGTGTTAATCAGCTAACTTAGTACGGGTGCCACCAAAGATGTTAGTGATTCGTTCAATCTCTCCAATACGCATGTTATTAGCACGCAGTACTTGTTGAGGATCTTTAGGTCGAATACGCATCTCTGGGTCATACGGTTTATTCAGCATCAATTTAGTATAATTTAACGCTGCATTCTTAGATGGTGTAAATCCACGACTAGCCATAGCACTACTTACTGGATCCTTACCAATAGCGTATGCAATCTTGATCTTACGAATTAGTTCAAGTAGGGGGTTATTGTCTTGTTCTTTTTTGGTTTCCGCCATTACTTATACCCCTTCAAATCCAGGCAACCCTTGCCCGGGAACAATTCTAATAACATCGTTAAGAGCAGAGTTTGTAATTCGTTGTAACGAAGAAGCAGCTTGACGCCTAGGAGTTGGCGTAGATTCAGCAGGAGCAGGCCCGCGTATCGTTAAACGCACTGCAGGTTTCGACTTCGGTTTAGGCTTTGGCTTTGGTTTAACTGCAACTGGTTTAGGTACAACCACAACTGGCTTAGGTGGTTTAACAGGTTCTCTGTTGGCAATAGCTGCAGCCTTTTGACCAAGTGATTGGCTAGGTGTTAGGATCACTTGAGCTTCTGCTAATCCCTTTGGCACACCTTTGGTTGTTACAGTAGGACCTTTAGGTGTTGGTGGTTGTACTTGCCTTACAGGCGCTTGTTGTTCAGGAGGTGTAGCAAAAGTAGACACACCACGTTTTTCAAGACCAGCTTCAGCTAATGATTTAGGATCTAAACTACCACCAGATTTAATATAATCGTACATTGCTACGTCACTATATCCTTGATCAACTAGATCTTGAAATGTACGATTAACAACTTCTAGTTGTTCGTAAGGAATGTATCTAGTTGCTTCATTACTACCTACCAAAGCTGATACATATGGATTAAGCGGGTAAGTTGTACCAGACCTAGCTGGTATACCAACGTTTTCTAAACCAGCTTCGTAAAGACCAGCAATTTTAGTATTAGCTACCCCAGTATTAACAGTTTCTCTTGCAGTTAATGGCCTAGGAGGATTCTCTGCTGATCTGCCTTGCATTTGGTTGATAACGGCAGATTCGGTACCAGCCGCTCGGTTACTAGCAGGAGCACCACTTGCTGACGTATCATAATGACCAGCATTGATTGCCATACCAAGAGATCTAGCTATATCTCTATTTTCTACTTGTCCTGCAGTCCATCCTTTACGTTCAAGCTTTGCTAATCCTTCAGCTGTACCTTCACCAGCTCTAGCATCAATAAGTTCCTTCATACCAGGAGACATGGCATCTCTGATACTACGTCCATTGATACTACCATTAGCGTTAAAAATTTGAGCCTTTACACCAAGAGCATCCATAGCTTCTTTCTTTGGAACACCAGCTTTAATAAGCGTTTGCATGGCATCCTGCAATTGGCTAGGCGTTTCATACTCCATTGGTATGAGACCAAATCGTTGGTATTCTTGAAAAACGTTTTGCTTGCCTTGTGGATCTTCAGTAGTGTAAACACCTGCCTTTTGTAGTTCTAGTAGTTTACGATGCTGTACCCTACTAGCTGGCATTTCACGTCGCGGAGCCATCCTCAGCTCCCAACGACTGCCGACTCACCACGTTGACGACGCTTGCGCTCCTCTTCCATCTTAGCCATCATTGCTTCACGGCCAGCACCAGGACGTTGACGTGGCTTATCATCCTTTTTAGCCTTTGGGGGATTAGGCTTATTATTAGAATCCATATATGTACCAGATGTTTTAGCTTTACTGTAGTCCTTTGACTTTTGAGCTTCAATGCCCATGTCAACATCAGTACGGAAGTTCTCAGGACGACCCTTAGCACGAGTACCAATTGGGTTAGACTTAAGATCTTGAGAGGTTACGTTCTCTCCTTTTTGACGACGTTGAGATGCTTCAACCATACGTTGAATTTCTTCACGCATCTCTTTGAGGGTCTTCTTTTTATCCATGGTTATTGAATGTGAGATAAGATAAGGGTCTCTCTAGTTGTTATACCAAACGTGGCTCTCATCCATTGGAGCCAGTTATTACTACCTTTTGCCTGATTACACTTCCTACAGGAGGGTACAAGATTTGATGTAAGGTCTTCGCCACCAAAACATTTAGGGCGAACATGATCAAGTGTAAGTTCGTGTAATTCATAAGTTTCTCCACAATAGACACACATGCATCCATAATGTTCTTTAATAGCTTTTCTCCACAAGCGTTTTGCATCTCCGCTAGTCATGGCTATCAAGTTGTAAATGTAGTGATCAGGGCTAGGCAGTAGTGGTGTCATCAGGCGTACTTCTTACCTTTACGTGGCCGTGTACGGTTAGTTTTAGGTTTCTCTAGTTTGCCTTTGTTTGGTCCGGTATGTGATGCATCCATACCATCCCCATTACCATAGGTACCAAGTTTACGGTTTAGTTTATTGGCATTAGTACGGATCTTAAGACCCTCAGTTGTCTTATTATATTTAGCCTGTTGCTTGAGGCGCTTAGCCTTAGCTTCAGGGTTAGACTTGTAATAGTTAGATGTGCGCCCCATGTTTCCTTCCGTAAAGTCGCGTTTGAACGAGCTCAGGATCTACCTTAGGCATAATGGAAGCAAGTTTATCAAGAGGGTTGCCTTCCATAGCAACACCGCTAATATCATTCTTGGATAACCAATCACACGCCGCCTTAAGATCAGCAGTAGTAACTTCACCAGATTTAATGCGACTCAAGAACTCACTAGTAATGAGAGAGTGTAGTTCGTTAAATTGATCCTCTGTGGCCTTCTTTACATTAGCCATTTCTTAATGCTATTTGATCTAGTTTATTTTCGATGCGGATCATGTGATCCTCCATTTTTTGAAGGGCAGCAGCAAGTTCTTGGCGTGGTACGTACTTCTCAGCAAGACGTAACTCGATAGAATCAATGCGTTTATCGATCTCATCCATACGTGTATTAGAACGTCCACTGATAGTAATTACTCCCCCAGCAATACCAAGAACAAGAGTAATAGCTCCTGTTACAGCGGCTTCAATCATTCTGCTCCATCAACCGAATCAACTTTTGTGCATAGATAGGATCGGTAGCGTATCCTTCCTTTTTAAGGAGGTATGCACAATCTTCACGAGAGGTGGCTCGGTTAACGCCTTTGTAACCTTTGTAATCTTTGTACCACTGATTGACTAGATGTTCAACACAGTCGTATGGTGTAGCAAAATCTTTGAAAGATGCTCTAATGGTTACAGGTCCGTTACCATAATCTTCCCAAGTGGTCTTAACAGTACCAGAACCCTTAATACCAAAGAAGTTATTCTTACCACTAAGGGCAGTACCATATGCTGATTCAAGTGCCCATTGTGCTGCTACAACCTCCGGGAACTTAGCTCCAGCAGCTTTAGCAGCAGCTTCAATACCATCCCAGGTATTAGTAAATTGTTGAGGAGTTACAGTGGTGGGAGTACGCCACAGCTTTACCCACTCAGCATCATCAGATAAACCAAAAGGCCCCAGAAGACGTTCCAGGGCCTCAATGGCTTTAACTTGATGAGGTAACCCCTTGTAGTTACGAATAACATCAAGGAGTTTAATACTCATTTGATTGAGTCCTTAATACGTTGGATCTGATCATCCTCTTTACGCAGCGGCTTCAAAGCATTGATACCGCCAAGGATGAGTTGTACGACACCATTCGACTTCAGTTTAGAGGCTCCAATAACCTCGGAACCAAGGAACAGTGCAAGGAAAGCAAGGGTCTCGTAGGAGACCTTAATACCAAGTAGAGTAATCATGATTATTCCCAGGGGAGACCAGCAGCTTCAGTCGGTGCAGCTTGTTCGTTGAGTTGAGCTTGAAGAGCAGCTTCAATGTTCTCAACTTGCTCTTCACCAAGTTTGTCTTTGACCCAACCAACGACGAGTTCTTCAGTCAGGTCAGCAAAGGGAATCAATTCACCTTCAGGACGCTCCAGACCAATAGAGCCATAAGCACCAGCACGATAGGTGCCGTCTTCTGCATCTACGGTGTAGTGAGCGGTGAACACATAACCATCAGCGGTTTCGCGTTCCAGTTGTGCAATTTTCCAGGTGTAAGTGGTAGACATAGGTTTAGTAAATGTGGATAAAAGAAAAGGCACCACGGTTTGGGATGCCTACGTGAGGGTTGGTAGTGAAGGAGACTAATCGAGTTACCAAGTAGCAAGCGCAGTCCGCTTCCA